GTTTTGTTTCATTTTCTTTTCAAGCTCTATTGCCATCCTATCAGGCAACATTTGTCCACCATCAACTGCTTGTTGTAATTGATTTTGAACTTCTTGCAACTGTATTTGCATTTCTTTAGATGCTTCTTCTAATTGCACTTCTATTTGTTTTTGAGCATTTTGTAATTCTTCTGGTGACGGAGGTATAGATATAAATACATTATAGAACGCTCTTGATTCTTTTTCAAAACACTCTATATAATCAATAAGTGGAGAATCTCCACCGCTATTGTTGTATGCAGTATTTATATCATTTGTTTGAAAGTCTGCACTTACTATTTCATTAGGTGAATAATTATATTCGCTAAATGTTCCTGTAGCTTTTTTTATCTTAGCAGTATACTCAGGATACATATTAATTAATTGTTCTTTAGGAAGAACTTTTCTACATATCATAAAACTAGCATCACGATACAATGGATCACGAGACTTAGGGTCTATCCATAAATCAAATGAGTTTGGATTTTTAAGTACTACTTCACCCATACCTCTATCTGCATTTGCATCTACATCTACCATTAAATAACCAACGCTTTTGGTAACTGCATCGTTAATAACATTGCTATAGAGGGTAGCACCATCGCTTTGCGACCAAATATAATCTGCAACATCGCTAAACACAGCAGCCACATCACTATCGCTACCCTCTTGAGCAACTGCCTGCCATCGAGGATTATTCGCAGTCGCATAAAAATTTAACATTTCAACTACGGGTATTATCCTGTTTACTGTAAACGTAGGCATTCCTTGCTCTTCAAGAGCTTCAACTTCTTTTTTAGATAATTGATTATCTAAATAAAAATCGTAGCCTTCTTGATTGACTGTTTCCCAATCAACTCTATGGTCATCATTTAAGGAATCAAATAACGATTTAATTCGATTTGCTTTGTCTTTTTGAGTCAAAGTTATTTATCCTTAAATAAACCTTCGATTATATCAGCTACTAAATCAACACACTTCTCAAAAAATATTTGTTCTTTTTCTTCAGATACAAAAGGTATGTCAATTTTTTTATTTATTTTACTAGCGAGGTCTTCCTGAAATTCATCAGACTGAACCCACTCAACTGCTTTTTTCCCTAACTCGTCAGCTTGTTGTTCAGCTAACTTTAAGGCGATTAGTTTTAAACTCATGTGTTCTCCTATGCAACAACCCAAGATTTAGGTTTGGGTTTATATTTTGAATATATTCCTTGCTTAGAGACAGTTAGGTTTTTAGGTGGGGATGCATATTTACATGCGTAGGCTAATGCGTCAATCGTGTCATCATGAGCCATTCTTGGTCCAAAAGTTAACACTTCATGCTCTAAATCAAAATGGGTTTTTCTAATATGTACAGAACCAATTGCAAATCGTTGTGCAAGTATAGTTTGTATTCTATCTAGCTTACTCATTCTTGTTCCTGGCTTTTCTTCACGAAACTTTACACTAAAATCGTTTCGCCTTCTCATTTCACTACGCAATGCTTGAAATATTGGTTTTGACATTGTTGTATCTTCAACAACAAATAAATTAGGACTATATTGAGCTTGGAGTTGAAACATATAATCTACAATACCAAGTTTATCTTCTCCTTGTATACCGATCACAGGAAGTCCACGTTTTCGTATATAATCTAAAACATATATATTGTTATGCTCATCTACGCCTATAACAATTAAAACGCTATAGTCGCTATTTGAACGCATACTATCTGTTGCAGGGTCAACACCAGCATATATATTTAAAGGCAACTCTTTACCATTATAATATGCATAAGGTATGCCTGTTTCATCGTCTATAGAAAATTTTACATCATGATATCGTAAATGTTTACGATTAAATATAGAATCTTCAGCACTCTGTACTTGCATCATGTATTCTTGATAGAACTTATGAGGCATACCCGAATCTTGATAAAACTTCTTTTTTTCTTCTAGTTTGCTAACAGGAAACCAACTATTCCACAAACTATTACCTTTTTTATCTAATGCAGTATATGTAATAACATTCCATGCAAATTTTCTTTTTTCTTTTTTAGCTTTTTCATTATTCACTAAAAGATTATTAATAAAGCTATCAAAATGCACAGGAGTACCATTGATACGCAAACGACCAGTGTGAGGCTCCAAAGCAGGATAAACAACCGCAGTGATAAGGTTTCCGTTCTTTGCTCTACTTTCTGGAGTAAGTGTATTATTCTCATCTTCAAAATCATCCAATATTATTAGGTCATATCGTTTGTGCAACTTTGCACCACCACGAATGCCTGAGATGTTCGATTTACAGACAAGTTTACATCCATTCTGTAATTCAATATCTTCTTCAGTCCACTTCTTGCCTTTTTGTTGACCAAAATAATAATGAATCTTTTCGTTAAACTCTAAATGATATTTAACATAATCCATATTGCCTGTTGCAAGTTTTTGAGTAGCAGATACCCATCCATAAAACTGTGGCTCTGAGCAAAAAAGAAAGTCATGGAGTATAGAGGCTTTTGTAAGTACGGTTTTTCCATGACCACGAGGTAATATAATTGCCACCTGTTTATCATTAGGATTATTAATAGTATCTGCTACTTCGTAGTGAAACGGAGGAGTTTCGCTTCGCAAAAAATCATCGGGTAAAAATAATTTACCAAATGATATTAAATCTTTTTTAGCAAGTTCTAATGCTTCTTCTTGTACGGATATATTATTTATCTTTGTCATTTATTTTTTTATTAGCATTCTCAAACTGACCTTTACCAAACATTCCTAACGGAAGCATTGCAGGTAAATTGTTATATAAATTTTCTATTTGTTTATGAGATAAAACTGCTCGTAATTCTGTGTATGGTTTATTTTCTTGAAATAAATCTGTTTTTAAACGCACTTTTTGTCTTGTTAGGTTTGTTGCAGTTTCACCTAAATCATATCTGAGTTCAAATATTCGTGCAAATATTTCTGAGGGACTTGCTAAATATTCATGAGTTTTTTTACTTATTGGTGCAATCCTACCTGACAACATTCTTTTAAAAGGAGCCCCTGGCATAACCATTGCACCTAATTCTTCAATACTTTCAAACTTTGCTTTTTCTATTATAGTTCTCATATCTTTATGAAGTAGTCTTTCACCAAATGTTAAAGCATGTACTAACTCATGCAAATAATTAGCTCTTCTTAAATCTGTTGGACTTCTCTTTATAGCTTCTGAAATAGATTCAGTTAAATGAGAATCATAAAAAACTTTTCTATTAGCAAAAACTTTACTAGAAATATTATTTTCAAATTCATGTCTATATTGACCTAGAGTAATGCTTTTATCATTAATTTTTAAATCATCAAAATACAATTGAACTGGTTTTAAAAGGTCTTCATTAACTGCTTGAAAATTATCCACATCTAATCTTTTTTTATTTCCTGTAGGCTTTAACACATTTGGCATACGTTCATACGGATTCATTCTTGTACCCCTGTATGTTCTTATCCAATCTGTAAGATATTCTTTCATTTCGTAAAATTCGCTACGCATATCTGCAGTAAGCTGACCACTTAGTTTGTCTGCTTTGAATTTGGCATGATCCATTCCCCCACTTTTTTTATATTTGTCAAATGCCTCAACTGCATCTTTTAATCCTTTTTTACCATGTTTACCAATAAAGCCAATTGGCAATACAGACAAAGCAATATCTGTTTTTGTTTGCGGTACAAAAAAATCAACAAGTTCTTGCAACCCTCTTTCTTGTTCCGCTTTACGCTTTGGGTCTTTATGTTGACTTGGTAAAAAATCAACTACCTTCTGTCCTAATGTCTTACGCTTCGGTTCCATCTACATCATCCGTATCGTTAACATCGAATACGCTCTGCCAATATGCATCTTCGTAATTAAAACCATCTATTATGTCGTCTTCGACAGAGCGTTTCGGTTCGTTCATTATTTGCTTTTCCTTTTACGTTTAGGCATTGGCTTCGCTTTTTTACTCATACTCTTTTTTTTACTAGTTTTACCATATGATTTTTTTCCACCATACATTTGATTTATCTCCTATTTACACTTACAACGCCATTTGCGAAGTGCTTTGTTTATTCTACTATTTGGATCATTGGCAGTTTTCTTTCCTGTCAATCTTTTTTTCATTCCGCACATTCTTGCACAAAAACTTTTACGTCTTGATTTAGCTTTACCTGTTGGATTTTTTTTAGTAACAGGAGCTTTTAAATTTCCACCTGTGGCTCTATTATAACTTGCACGACCTTTAGCGTTAAGTCCGCCACTTTTAGATTTACCTTCTTTTCTTTGCCATGCTGGTGATTTAGCCATTATTTACCCCAACTTTTTTTTGCAACTGCTTTGGCAGCTTTAGAAAGTTCACCATAATGATATAATCTTTGAGAAGTTTTACCATGTGTTTTACCACTATGAAGTTGACCATTTGGCATTTTATGATGCCCACCATTATGGACTTTACCAGTTTTAAAATAATGTTTTACACCTTTAGCCATCATTTACCTTTCTTTTTTATTTTTTTAATTTTATTATTATGAGTTCTTGCAAAGATATGAGTTGCTGTTTCTCGTAAGAATCTTCCATAATATTTCTTACCACCAAACATCCAACTTACAATCCTTCCTTTTCCTTTTGGTATTTTCTTTTTCATTTTTATTCCTTAGTGTTTACCATTCACTCGACTTAGTGAACCTTTTATTTCTGACACTTGATTATCAAGGTCGTTTATATTTCTATTTAAATCATCAAATTTTCTATCAAGTTTATCATCTGATTGATTCCACCTATTTATAAGTTTTATAATCATACCTTCCATATTTTCAAGCGTCTCACTCTGACCCTTGTTTTCTATCTTTAGGTCTTGCAAAGCTTCTGCCTGCTCCGACCCTCTTTTGTTCATAGAGTAGACCATATACACTAATAAAGCCCCTACGACACCTATCATACCCGCTTCGCTGTAAATCGCTAGAAAATCCACCTTTATACCTCATTTTACTATTCTTTGAGTTGTGGTCTTTTGGCATCGTTTAACAAGTCCTGATTAAATCCTTGAAATACTGCACCTGTCATTGCAGTTACTTTTGTTCCTTTTGGTACTACATCAGCAGCATCCCATAACATTTGTAGTGCTTTTAATCTATCCGAGGCTCTGTCGCTTATTTCTAATTCATCTTTAGCTTTGGAAATTAAATATTTTAAATCGATGCCGAGGTCTTTAAATACACTATCAAGTTCTTCTTTTACAGCCATTACAACTCTTTCTTGTTTAACTAAAATTGCAGAACGCTCTTTAGCATATGCGACATTATTGGTCTTATATACTTTGAGATAGGCTTCTTCGGGGTTCATGCCATGTGCTACATGTTTAGCAAATAGCAATTCTTGTGTTGTGAGGTTTTTTCGGTCACGAATTGAATCCAATGTATTCTTATCGCCACCAAATGAATAAATGTTCCTTCGTTTAGAAGAATCCATTTTTATACTGGGTTTACAAATAAAAGTTCCTGTGCAAGTACCAACGTATCGGTAACGAGTTTTACGAAACTTTACCCAACCAGTACGTAGAATTTCGATAACAGAACCATCATCGCACAAGACCCAATCTCCAATTTCTCCAACTTTCCAATTAGGTTGTACTACAAGATCATCTGGAACCTCGGTTACATCATCATATACTTTGTGGTTTATTTTTTTTATTGTATAGCTACGCATCTCCAATAACAAACCCATTTTTTACGCTAATAGATATTAATTCATCATATTGGTTAGGGTTGTTATCGAAGAATGGGGTAATACATTTGTTAACTAGATACATATCATCGGGTAGCAATGCATCTACGTTTTCGTCTATCGTTTCTCGTATTGATTCTATTTCGTCTTTATCGTCATCATACATAATAGTTAACACATATTTTTTCATAGCAAAATTTAAACAAGTTTGAATTGTCTTGACAAACGTTGTTTTTACCATTAAATTGGGAATAGGGTCAGGCACACACATTACACATTAAGCAGACCCAATAATTACCTCAAAATACCTTTCTTTCTCGCAAATGAGGGATAATAATTACTACGTTTAAGCATCACTTTTAAAAATTATAGCATTTTAGTATTCACTCTATATTGTGTGGTATCCCCCTTACGCTCAGTTTCGAGTTTCTCTGAGCGGTTGAATTTGATAGAAACTCATTAAATAACAATCCATAGGAGGATATTATGGTAATAAATGTATTTTTAAACAAAAGCGATAAAGGTAGATATTGGTATAGCTCATCAAAATTCATCGAACATACCATCGTTGGTAAATCAGGTGAATCGTATGAATGCTTAGCCCCTGTTGGTAACCAAGACTTGAGACAATTACCGCCTGATGCGATTAAATCATTTATCATGCCAGAGGAACTCAATGAGTTGTCTAGGGAAGATATGGCTGAAGAATTTGGCGAGGTGGCTAAACTCAACACTGAGACTGGTGAGTTGATATTGATCTAGTTGCTTGTGATTCATTGGGGAGCTTCGGCTCCCCTTTTTATCATACATAAAAGACTGCAAACAAACTAAAAGACAAACCAAAAGGAGAACCCACATGCTAACAAAAATGCAATCAAACCTGTACTATTTGTATCAGTTCTTAGCTTTTATAAGCCTAACATCACTGCTATTTGCTTTCGTGCTAATACATTCGTACAACAAGGAAGTAAACCTACTTAGACAGGAATTAGAGTATTATAAGATACACTCAACGTTAAACACTACAAGAGGTCTATAATGCCAAAATACAGCAATAAAGCAATCAAAAGACTCAAAGGTTTATTAAATACAACTGTAGAACAAGAGGCTAGAAATGAATTATCAATGGATGCTTCATGGAATAAAGGATATGTAACAGGCATACGAAATTGTATAAACATTCTAGAAACAGAAACGAGGTAACTGCTATAATAGGATATCACCCTCGTTCAATTTGTCTCATTAACAAGCAGATAGGTCACAATGGTGTACGTTAAAGAATATTATAGCCGAATATTCGCCTTGATGTCAGCCGTACTTATAGGGTTGAGACAATATAAAAAGGGACAACACACACATATAACGTCATGTATGAAGGACTCCGCAGTCTAATATGTTGTCTCGGTGAAGACCAGCTAGGTGAGATTGGAAGGGCTTTGTGCCATGAGATACTTCAAATGAGGTGCAAGTATTGCCTAACCGCAAAGCCTAGCTGGCACATTTTATTAGTCGCGACAGGGATGGGTCTACGAGATTAAAACTCGTGGTCTGATTTAGCAGAGCTTATCAGATAACACAAATTAGTTAAGGCACACACATGGGTGTAACTGCAAGACTCATCCCTAAGAATTAAGCAATAAACAAACGTAAGGAGAAAACAAATGAAAATAACAGAAAAAGAGTTTGCTGAGTTAAAGGATAGTTTAGTATTCAAAGATGAGCATACAAGTCACGAGTTGATTGTTGCCTTATCTGATATAACATATCTGCATTCACGCAAATTACATAAAATGGAGGAAATGAATGGCTAAAATAAAATATTATGTAAGTCAATCAACAGGTAAACGCCACCTAATAAGTGCTATGGACTCAAAATACCTGTATAATGCTCGAAATAAACTACGAAGCACAGTATATACAGAATTAGTCAATGGTAAGGTTAAAATAGAAAAATATGGTGAAGAGACTGAAATGTATAAAGCATTAGATGATGAATTAAAAACTCGTCAACCAATAGAATATTTACCAGCAATTATAAAATATAAAAGGAGCAACAAATGAATACAATACCAGTAAGTAAAATTATATCTTTAGGCAATGTAAGAAGTCAAAAGATCAATGGAAAAAATGCTGAATACAAAGCATTAAAAGAAAATATTAAATCAGTTGGTATTCTAACCCCTATCACATACCGTAAAAAAGATGATAAATATGTCGTAATCAATGGACATATGAGATTACAAATAGCTAAAGATTTAGGGTTTGATGAAATACCAGCATTTGAATCTAATGGCAGTGTTGATGATACAACCAAACAGTTATCTACAAATGTATTTACTGTTGGCATGAGTTACATTGACATGGCTGATGCAATTCAAACATTGAATAATGATGGTGTAGTTAGAACAAAGAAAGACCTAGCTACAATCTTTGGTAAAAGTAGTACAGTAATTAATAATGCACTCGCATTTGTGAACCTACATACATTCATCAAAGAATCAATTAATGATGAGATACATCTTAATGCAGATGTAATGAGTACGTTGCGTAACATTTCAACAAATACAATTGCTGCTCAAGAAAAAGCAATGAAACATCATTTACGAATTGAGGATGAAGGCGATTGGGTGAAGGATAATGTAATTACAGAAATTAGAGATTATGATTGGGATGACCAATGGTTCTCATCATTTGTAAACGATGTAGAATCTTATCTTGAAAGAGATGAAGCTAAATGGGAGTATGTAAAAGACTGTGTAGGAGAAGATGTATTTAGAGCATATGAAAGAGATTATGGCATTGTACATGAATATCAATCTACATTGTTTGAAGAGTATGCAGAAGAACAATGGTGTCAAGATGATGATTTTCTACTCACATTATTCTTAGCTGAAACAGAAATTGGTAGATTTTTACAAAAGAATGAAATACCAGTAAACAGTAATATTAACTATAGTATTTCTGATAATACAATTGGTTTTGATTTCAAAAATAAACTATCATCATTAAAAACAAAAGTAAAGAAAAAATGTGGAATATCATTATCTAAAGCAGAAATTGTAGGCTTTAGTGGTGTGTTTAATCCAGTACTGTATGTCAATATACCAAAAGAAGATGCACCTGTGATAAATGATGTGGAAGAAACAGAAAGCACAACTGCTGAACCAAATGATCCACATAAGCTAAAATACAATAAATTCAATAAATGGGCAGCACCTATTGTGCAAGAATATATTGAAAAAAATGTATTTGCAAGACAGAAAGATAGAAATGGTAATTTAATTGTACTTGATTGGCTTATAAATGTAAGAGAAGCTGATTTACAATTATATAAACCATACAGATGGGCTGATGATGAACATCCATCTTTCCACCCTCTTCATGATGTTGAAATTAAAGATGATGCACATTTACTTGAAGAAATGACATCGTATTGGTTTACAAAACATTATGAAAATAGTACATACGAAGACCTTGATGCATTATTTACAGAGTTAGAAATAGATAGTATACATGATGTATTGATGACAAGATTCTTAAATGATAAAGAAGAACGTCAAAAATACTTTGCAGTACTATCTAAATCTGAACTTGTAGAACTAACTGGGTTAGACTCTAAAACAAGCAAAGATACATTGATAGAACAAGCAAGTGATGTAGCATACGATAATCAAGATGACCCTGAGATTCCGTATTTTACATTAGTATGTACTGATAAAGGCAGTGGTTTAAACACTTTAT